TGAGGACAGCCGGTGCCTGCGGCAATGCTCCATGCCGGTACATGATGCCGAAGGCCCGCTCGATCAGGGGATTCAGAAGCTCGGATTCCTGCCGTCCCATCGTGGGTCCGAGAAGCCGCTGGAGCAACTCGAAGCGTTTGGCGACCTCGAAGGCGGTCATGGCCGGGCCGACGGGAAGCTCCATTTGATCGGCGTAGAAATAGCGGCGAATCGCGGCCTGGAGGTCAGCGGTCTTGATTTGGTCGTTGGAGATCGCTTCGCGGAAAGTTCCGGGAGGATAAAGCGGCGCTATCCCGTCCATGTTCCGCACGATGGTGATACCGCCTGGCATCGTTCTAGGAGCACCTATCATACCGTCATCTAGAGCCTTCAATGGCATGTCGAGGGTCTTGGCCCAGGTCTTGAGGCCCAATTCCTTGACCTTGTTGAGCGTTTTTACATCCGGCAAAGCAAGGTGCCCCGGTCCCCGGCCATACTTCTCGCCACTACTCTTCGACCACCGGGGCACCATGCACGGGAACTCGTGAAAACCCCCTTCCGTGATTAGATTTTTGTCCAGTACACCCACGTAGACCGAAGTCCACGGTAATTTCGTTTTGGGAGTGCCCAGTTTTGGATCGGGAGCGGTTCCCAGGAGACGCGGATAAATGGCGTGCAGGAAATCGAACATCGTTTCCGATTTTCCATCCTCGATGGCTTTTAACACCTTTTCCCCGAGATTTTCCTTGCCCCATTGGGCGACAGCGGCGGCGGCGGACATGCAAAACTTCCGGATGACCGTGTTGACGCGGCCTTCCTGATCCTCATCGAGCACAAACGTGTTGAGCGGCAGGCAGCGGAAGATGAATCCGTGAAAATCGGCCTTTTCGGGCTTGCGTTCTTCGAGGAAAACGCCACTCGTGCCAAAAGCGGTTTCATCGAGGTACACTTCATGGATTTCCTGGGCAAAATTCGACTGGTTGAAGGCCCGGAACATGCGTTTCGCGCAATCTTCGAGCCACTCGTTTACATCAGCATCATCGACCCATACTTCGTCTCGCATTTTGAGCGAAAACCACTTTGCCGCGCGGCTCGTGAGCGTTCCGTTGAGCGTTGAGGCCAGGCGGTCGTGCGCATCGAGCGCCGTCGAGTCGAAAAGTTTCTCGGTTTGTTTGGAGCCGGGCGTGCGCTGCGAAATAAATTGGCTGCGGCGGGGATGAATGACTTCACTGATTTCTTGCCAGAGAAAGGACCAAAAGTCATGGTCGTGCTTCATGCGCTCGTACTTTTTTAACAGTTCGGGGACGTTGATTGACATTTACTTAAAGGTAACTAGCTTCCTAGAAGCGTTTTCTGCACTGTCTGCACCGGGCCGGTGGTTCCGAGTGGCGAGGTCAAGATCGTGCTCTGTCTGCCCGCACCCGCCTTGCGCGCGCGCTTTCTCACTTCCTCTGCCGCTTTATCCGCTTCGGTCTGCGTGTCCACGCTCGCAACGGCGGCGGTCGGTGGAGGCGGTACGCGGGAACCTGTTAGAAAGCTCATTGCGATTCCTTCCAGTTATCGTAAGTTTCGGCAGAAGGATTATATTTCCCGCCATTCTTCCAGGTCTGAAAAGCTCCCTGTTTTAGATGCAACAAATTGGCATGAGCGTCGGCGGCCTCGGGAGTTTTGAAAATCCCCAGGTGCCTGCCTGTTTTCTTGTAGAGCGCAATGCCCTGTTGCACCGTCAGCATTTTTCCTTCCTGACTCACAAGAGGAATCAGAACTTCGCCTTTGGGAGTGCTGATACTGGCGGAATAAAGCGTGCTCACGGAACCGTCTGAATGATGAACGAGCGGGCGCTTGGTCAGATCAATATTGCCCGGCTCAACCATTCCGGGAACGTTTGCCGGTCCTGTGGGCTGCCATCCTTGAAATGTTTTCACATCTTCCGCACTCGGAGTAAATTCCGGCATTTTTTGGTAATCCCCAGCCGTGAGCAAGCTGCTCTTTTTCTTCTTCTCCAAAACTTTCGCTGGTGGCTGTTGGGGTTGCTGATTCTGGTCAGTTAGAAGAGTAGGCATGGCTATTGAATCATGGACGGGACCGACTCGAATATCCGAAAATCGCTTTCGGCCATCGTGGGATTTCTCGTGCCGCTTTCCTCGTTGAATTCGAGAGGATAATCGAGGCCACCGACAACGCCCGTCCTCAATGCATCGGCCCCATGACTCCACTCAGAATGAATGGGTTCGCCGGAGTAATCTTTAGCTTCATCGCTCCATTTGCGGCGATAATTCTCCAAACACTCAATACCGCGTCCGCATTTCGATTCATCGAACACGAACCTTGAAAACATTCTGCGCGTCATGTCCACGCCCGATTGAATGCTGGCTTTTTCCGCCACGGTCACATTGCGAAACACACGCTGGAAATATTCCTCCGTCGATTGCGTGGCCGTGAAACCCTTCACTCGCGCGTCGTGCGGAAGAATCACTTTCGAGATGAGATACGGTTTCTCGCGCAAGAGTTTCGCGTAATAGTCCGCGCCCTTCAAGGCATCTTCTAGGTAATCAATGAACAGGATTTCTTGGCGAATCCGTTGGTAAAACCAGATGGCGGTGGAATCGGTGCGTCCGATGTCCCAGCAGGTGCCAACGGGATAGGCGGAATTGAATGGCACTCTCGTAATCCGTCCATCCTTGCGCGCCGCCGTCACGAGGTCGCCGAAGATCGTGCCGCGCAAGAATCCCGTAAACGAGACATAATATTCCTGCTGAATGATTTCCTCGGGAACCCCTTCCTTGCGGAGCTGCGCGATCCGTTCCGGCGAAACGCAATAGCTTCCATCCTCATCCTTGGCGTCGCGGCGCGTATCCTCGACCGTGAGAAGCTGCGCGAACCAGCGCTCGGGATTTTTCTTCGCCATCTCATAGAGATCGTAGGAATGGTTTCTGCCCTTGGGAGTGAAAATGAACATGGCCCAGCCGCCGTTTTGTTCGAGCACGGGCTGAATCACGGCGGTCCATACCAGCGGGTCCATCTCGGAAAACTCCGAGAGCACTGCGCCCACGTAATTCGGGCCGCGCAAGCTGTCGATGTCATCGGCTCCCCGCAATTGCCAGATGGGTCCATTCGCCCCAGGTTGGTTGAATCCGGGATGCCCCGGAAAAGGTTTTAAGACCACTTGCAGTTCGGTTTCGTTCTTGTCCTTAATGATGGACCTTGGAAAACGATCCATGAAGGGAATGGCTTTGTCGTCGGTGCCGTCCCAGAGGATTGACTTCGCCTGCTTGAAGGTGGGCAGGACGTGAACATAGTAGCCAGGTCTGCGGGCCATTTCGCGGATCGTGAGCGCGAGCGCGGTCAAATCCTTTCCTGCTTTCCTGTGCCAAACCAATACAAAGCGGTCCTTGGTCATCAGAGGAGTTTGCTCATGGTTCGCAGGCATCCTCTTCAATAGTTCCACCTGATAATGGCGCGGTGACCAGAGATGGGGAATGGAGACCGTGACGGGGCCTTGCGGTTCGTTCATCTTGATGGTTCGTCCGCGTCTCGGCATTTTAGTCTGAGTCCTCGAAGACTAAGGTCCGCATCTCCGAACGACGATATAGGTCAATCCCGCTCCAGGCGTTCCATTGAAGGTAAAAATGGGAGCCGTGGCGCTCAAACTGGTTTGATTGATGAGCGTTGCCGCGCCGGTGCCGCCAACCATGCGCATATCGCAGACGGTCGTTGCCGTCGGGAGAGCATTTGTAAGTGTATCGGTGATCGTGGGACTTGCGCCGGTCGCCGCGCCACCGGCAGTAATCGTCCATTGGCAGGTTTGGCCCGTGCCTGCAACCGCTGTCACCGTGGGAGCGCCGGTATTGCCCCAATTGGCGCTTAGGGCCAGTTCACCGTTGGTGCAGGGCGTCACGGCATTGACATCGACAATCATCCCGCCGCCGGTCATTTGTGAGGTCTTGGCGGAACTGGCTCCCCCACTCCACACCGAAAATCCGCCCGTTCCGGTAGCGGCTAAGGCTTGGTCGTTCACGCGCACATCTTGCGAGCCGCCCGAAGCCAGTTGCACCGCGCTGCCGGGGTTTAGAAGAATCATGTCCAGCACGCCGGGATTGTTGATGGAGAAGAGATTGCTTGCAGTTTTCTGAATGGCCCATTTGTTCGTATTGTTGTCCTGAAAGTTGATGGTAGCTCCGCGAATTCCCGCACCGGTGCCCGAACTAAGGCCGAGTGTCATATTGTTATTGCCGGACGTATAGGTCGTCTGTGCTTGCGACCACACCATGTTATTAGTTCCTAAACCGGAGGTAACGGCTAGGGTTCCCCCGCTGCCCATTTGCGTGAAGACATTGGAATTGGCCCCAGCATCGAACTGAATGCCGCCCGGGGGACCGGCTCCCGCGTTATTCGAGAAAATGTTGCCCGTGTTCCCTGTCCCTCCGGACACGAAATGGTAGTCGTAGCCTGTGTTCCCATCGGCATTCGTGCCCTGAAATACATTCAACTGATTGGCAATGTTCCAGCCATCTCCCGTATTAAGCGAACCATCGCATTCTATGAAAGTAACCAGTTGCCCGTTCGTTCCTTTGGTGACGAATCCGTTTCCGCCATTAGACGACGCGCGCACTTTTTGAACGAGCACGGTGTTGGCGTTCGTGGCCGATCCATCATTCGTCCAGCCATCACCGCCAAAGCTAGAAATATTCAGATTGCTGTAGGTCGCGCGGCCAGAAGTGTTGATGACGCCCTTGCCCGTGCCGCTCGCGGGGCCGATAAGATTGAAATCCCGAAACGTCGCTCCCCCGCCACTGTTGGAAATGCCGTTTGTGGCCGTGTTCGTGATCGTGATCGTTGTCCCCGACGTTCCCACGTCATCCCCGCGCCGCCCGCATCCTTCGATAATGACACCCCTCGATGTACTACTGATCGCCTGTGCGGCTGCGCCCGAGTAAGTGAAATTCGCGCAATCGAAAATGACGTGCATGGGTTTCGTGGCGGCGAGCGCGGTCGCTCCGAAGGGCGTGCCCGTCGCCATGACGAAGATCGTGCCACCTGTGGATGGCAGCGCGTCATGCGCGGCTTGGAGCGAAGCATATTGGCCCGGCCCCGCGCCGACAATAAATCTGCCGTCCCCTAGCGGATTCGAGAGAACGATCTTAAAGGAATACCCCGGCGAGTACGGGTCCGTCACGCTCACAATGTAAGTCCCAGCGGGCGCATAGAACTCGATGTTCCCGAAGGGATCTCCACGGAAGGGGTTGGCAAGAGGAACGGAGAGCGCGGCGTCGGAATAGATCGAGGCTTTCGGAGTGCAGGGCAGGGGCGTGTAGGCCGCGCCGGACGTGCAGACCGTCACCAGCGGATAGGGCACCGCCGTCCCGCCATCGCCTGCTTCCTTGCGGGTGTATTGCACACCTTGGGCTTGGCATACCCCAACCAGCAGCAGGAAGACAAAAAGCAGCTTCCAAGCGGAAAGGTAGTGCCGCTTAATGCAGGGAAGGCCGGGAAGCCCGAGGAAAAAGAATAGCAGGAATGTTCTCAAAAACATTTCCACGACACCCCATCGGAGAAAGCAAACGCAGCATGAGTGCTACTGCCCACGCAGGTCTGACCCTCGGCAGATACGGTGGTCGAATCGTTTACCGTCTGCCATTTTCCTTTGCTGCTCGCGGCGGAAGGCAGATTGGCGATAAGAACAAGGCCACCTTCCGCACCTAGCAAAAAAGCCGGACCCGTGGGAACGAGATTCGTGTTGCTAACAGGATCATTGTTGTCTGGTCCTACTCCCGTCTTGGCACCTGTCGCCGATCCCGCGTTTGTCAGCCAGCCGCACTGCCCGCCATTACAATTGGTCGCATGAAAAGCCGTACTCCCCTGTACGTTATCCTGAATAACAATATCCGCCGTGGCGATCTGGGCGGCGTTGTCAATGATGAGTTGATTGTCGCACCCGGCGAAGGTGTTGCCGATAATCCTGACGCTTCCGGGGGTAAAGCCGTTGAACTGCTGGATTTCGATGGGCGAGCCGCCGGAAGCCCAGTGCAGGGAAGAACAATTTCCATAATTGCTCGAAAACTCAAACGAAATGGGACCGACCGTTTTATTATTGATCGTAGGGACCGTGGTATCCCCAAGCTCGACGAAAGGCTGCGTTGTGGTGTTTTGCTCAAAATA